TACAGACGATCCTCGGCACCCTCGGCAACGGCAGCGCACGTCTCAAAGTCGCCGTCCGTTTCGTGCTGGTGCCATGCGCCGATCTGCTGCTCGGGGATGTACGTCAGGCCGAGCATGCTTCCCGTGCTCGAGATGAACCACAGGAGGGGCTGCGGAGCCTTGCTATAGCACATGTCCGTAATGTCGAAGTTGTCGAACAGGTGCGTGGCTCGCAGGGACAGGTCGCCAGTCACGAACCCGCTCGCCTGCCACGAGTATCCGAGTTCGCGTACGTGGCCGTCGCGGGCCGAGCAGTAGACCACCGTGTTGTTCACGATGGACGGCTGGACGTTGTTCGCACCGACGTAGGACTGTGGGCGCACCGAGATCGTAGTCGGCGAGATCACGTCGCTGTTCACAGGGCTCACGCGCCACTCGGCGGCGCTCGTCAGCGCGAGCAGCTGCGTCAGCGGAACGAGGTGGCGGATCGTGTTGGCTTCCCGTGCGGCGACGCGGAAGTTGATCCGGTCGGTGTCCTGCAACGGGATGTGAAAGGACATGTCGCTCTCAGTGCCAGTGCGCGTCATCCACAGCGTTTGCGGAGAGTTGGTCGTGCCAGCGAACACGCGGCGCTGCTCAAAGTAACTAACCGCGCCTGGGTAATTGCCACTCGAATTGAACACCACCTCAAGGATCGGCGGCGTGATGCCGAGATCCGGGGCGATGTTGTTGTCCACGAACGACGTGGTGTCGCTCTGACCGATCAGACCATACAGTCCGTTCTGACGCTTGTAGATGTTGTAGCGAGAAGCGCCGGACACGGCCGACCACGAAATCGTGTTGCTTGAACCCTGCGCGTTGAGGTTGTTGATGACGTTCGCCGACGAGCTTGGTGCGCTCTCGTCGATGCCGTCCGCCGCGAGTGCGGTCACGACGTAGTAACTGTCGAAGTCCAGAGCCTTGTCACCGAACTGCACGAACCCGCCGCTCGTCCACGACACCAGCGCGGTGGTGTCCAGCGGGACGCCAGTGTCGTAGCCCCTGAGCGACAGCGTATTCAGCGCAGGCGTTGAGTTGACCGTGTAGAAACCATCCGTGAACGTGCCAGTGTTCCACGTGCCGCCATCCACGTAGACAGGGTCGCCGATGCTCAGTCCGTGGTTCCCGACGGTAGTCGCCACGCCAGGGTTGGCAGCCGTGAACGCCGTGATGTTGATCGACTCGCCGCGGTTTGCCGTGGCCGTCAACCCAGTGGGAGTTGACACGCTTGAGGAGAAAGAAATCGTCGTGAGCGTCCACGTGGTCGCCCCTAGCCGGCGCAGCTCACGCGGTGCGTAGTTTGGGTGTACGAGCGTCAGCACGTCGGCAGACTGCACGTAGTGGATGTCGAACAGGTCGGCCTCGGCGTAGGGATTCGGGATTTCGTAAATCCCTGCCGGCAGCGGATACCAGTATGTCGCGTTCGGCGGCGCGTTGCCTGTGGTCGCCGCAATGCAGTAGTAGTTCACGCCGCCCGACGAGACAAGCGCACCGACCGCGTAAGTCGTGGCACCGTTGTATGCGGCAGGCGTCCCAGGCCCGAGCGTCGCACCCTGCGTGTGGAACCGGAAGTACCCCGCGCCAAGCTCGAGCACCAGCGTCTGCGTGGTGCTGAACGTGAACGGAAGCAGGCGCGTGCGCTTCGTGCTGTCCTTGACCTCGCGCACGAACGCCGTGCCGGGTCGGTTCTCTGCCGGCCCCTGCGGCAGCGCGATGAGGTTGAGCAACTTCGCCGCGCCCGTCTGGAACTTCACGTCATCAATCCGCCCCCACATCTCGGGCGAAACCTCGCCGCCCGCAAAGGACCGTGTGTACGTGCGGGTCAGCGCCATATCAGCGTCCAGAAATCCACGAGGTGATGTGACCGGGCTTCACGTCGCGCTGGTTGGCGTCAGACATGCGGGCCTGTCCGAGGTAGATCGCGACCATCTGGAGGCATCGCTGCCCCTGACGCGCACCCTCCTCGCCCTTCACGACCGGGCCGGCAAGGAATGACGCAAGCTGCCACGACAGCGCGATGGTGAACAGCGGGTCGAACTTGGTCGAATCGCTCACGAGCGCCTGATAGCGCAGGAGCGCATTCTCTTGATTCGTGTAGATGACCTTGTTCCCAAGCGTGTCCGTCTCAATCACGTATTCCTGCGGCACGTACACGCCGGCGGTCGTGATGGGCGGGTTCGTCCATCCGAAGCCGTAGCGGTCGGCGGGGTATGCGCGGACGGAGTAGTCGTTCTCCGCGTCTGGCGGAAGCACAGCCACGGCGGTCATCATGTCACCGGGGCATGCGTAGGAATACTTCCACATGGTGTACGGCATCGTCACCTGCGCGAGGCTGACGCGCCGCGATGCGAACGACCACGTGTGCATCTGGAGGAGCATGTCACGTGCGCTCGGATAGAACCGGGCGCAGTGCTCGGCCTGCGCTGATCCCTCCGGCGGGTCGATGCTGGCGACGGTCGCATCGTCCCCGAGGTGCGCGAGGGCGAGATTGCAGATTTCCACGACCGATGGCAAATTATTCGCTCCTCCCGTAGGACGGGAGGGGCGCCGTGGTTTCCCGCCGACGCCCCTCCCTGTTCACTAACTCGTTACAAGCTCACTCCGATGCTTCGGTCACAGTGTTTCGAGGCTTCCGCACCTTGCGAGCGTGCTGATCTTCCTCTGGCCTCTGCTCGGGAACATCCAGGTATTCCAGATTTCCGTTGAACGGACCGTTGTACTGGAAGACATCGCCTTCGTTGCGATAGTGGTTGTCCACGAAGCAGACGACTTTTGCCTTGACCTTTGCCATCGAAGTCTCCTATCAGATCACCGAGAAGCCGGAGGCGTAGAACTTGCGGCCGTCCTGGATGTCCATGACGACGTAAGCGCACACGCTGCCGGTGGTCGGGGTGCTTCCGACCGTGGTGTACCGAGCGCCGATGTACCGCTGTCCGGTAGACAGGAGCTGCGGATTGAAACGCACAGAGAACTGCGCGTTTGCGGTGAGGCTTGCCAGCGGAACGGGTCCAGAGGAACCGATCACAGTGACGCCGGTCGAAAGAGCAGCGTTCGTTGCGCCAATGATCTCGAACGTCAGCGAGGTCAGGGTGTTGTATGCCGCAACGCACGTGAAGTTCATAAACAGATCCTCGCCTTCGCCGATGTCACGGGCGACCGAAAGGTCAATCGTGTCGGTCGAAAGAACGGGAGTACCGGAAACAGGAAGCGCCGCCTGTCCGGTGGCAACACCAGTCGCAGGGACGGTTCCAGACACAACGAGGAGATTATCAAGAATCATGGTGAGTTCCTTCTTTCTTGTTGATGGGAGCTATCAGCTCACCACGGCTTCGGTGTTGATGATCGCGTCAACCTTGCGGCACGGAACGCCCTGGAAAGTCAGCCAGCTGTACGGCGTGCCGAACTGCGAAAGACCGTCGTTGACCTTCAGGACTGCCTGGCTCTTATCGAGCGCAGCAATCGCAAGGCCGCTGTGGACGGTACGGTTCATGTAGAACGCGGCGCGACCCATTGCCATGTTCGGGATGCGATACAGAGCACGGCTCATCATCTTGATGATGGCAGTGGATGCGGTCGCAGCCTGGGTGACGTTCTGAGCCAACAGGTCAGTCGTATTGATGTTGCAGACTCGCACGACGTAACGCCAGTCCTTCACGACCAGACCGTTCTTCCACTGGTAACGAGTGGCGTAAGCCTGGAGACGGTCGTTGCCGTTATACACGGTCTGCTCGCCAAGATCCTCGTGCATAAGGCCAGCGGTCGAACCCTTCGGGAACGGGCAGTAGACGGTGTTGTCACCCCAAACCACCAGGTAGATCGAAGTGTTCGCGGTCGCATCAGAACCACCCGCAGACAGGATGTTCTGCGAGTTGTTCGGAGAACCAGCACCAATGTCAGAGTAACGCGGCGCGAGGCCGAGGAACTGCTTCGGATCGGTGGCGGGGTTGCCGTAGAACAGCGTGGTCGCCTGCGTCTGGTTCATGGCCTCGAGGAAGGCCACGTCTTCGGACAGACGGAACTGCGCGGTGTTGCCGTTCAGCATGGCGAGATCCTTATCGACCTCGCTGCGAGCCTCAAGGATGCCGCAGGCTTCATCGACCTGGGCAGTCGTGCTCTTGCTGTTCGGGATGCCCTGGTTGA